CAAAAACACGTGTAGGTTTCAAATGAGGATACAGCTTCAAAGAGCCGTAACACAACATAAACCAAGTCATTAAACTGTTATCGTGGGCAGTATTAAGCCATCCAGATTTATTACCATAGACTCGATACAAAGAGCCTGAGAAGATCGCCATACCGCAGTAAACAGTGTTATAAAGATAACAGACCGCCGACTGGTAAACTTCTGGCAGAAATCTCATTCGTATATTTCTAATGGCCCGAGCCGCGCGCAAGTTAAACCGGAGATCGCAACCACTGACGTCGCCATCATTTACGAATTCTCCTAGGTCTTTCAAGCACCGGACAAACTCAGGTCCAGGGAGTTGAATCCCTATAGTAATAGGATGTTGCCCTATTGTTTGCATAAGGTAGTCGTTCTGAGTCGCGAACAACATATTTGCAGCTACAAGATGGTGTAAAGGTCCAGCCATAAAAACCCTTGTTTTATTGAGTTTGACCTTATCCCGATGCCGTAACTCACTTTTAAGAGTAAGAGTGAATCGGCAAGGGACTTGATCAGGGCTTTGGCCTTCTAAGATGCGAAAAACCCTGTCACGTAAAACAGGACCATGCAATTCAATTGCACGCCCTTTCGTACTACAGGTTAAATCGTAGTCATCCCCAGGAGCCTTTTTCAAATCAAGATACGTAAGTGCTGTTTCATAAGACGTAACAAAATCATTTAGAGGTCTGGCCCAAATAAATTCAAGCCAGTGTAACATAAAATCTTCTGCCTTTGCACAAACTTCTTCATTAAGTTGTAGTTGCGGGTCTTTAGCTTTCTCCAAGCCAACCGATGCGGCTTGAGGAGACATGGCACTTGGGACATAAGTGTCATCACGCTCGTCCCTCCATGGAGCGTGGCTATAAATTGACTTCCCAGGTGGTCGGAAGTTATATGTGGATATTTGGTATACAGGAAACCTAGAGGATTTATTCCTGCCCTCGTTAAACGGCGCCTCCACTATAGGCGCCTCGAGGAACGAACTTAGTTTAAAGTTGGGGCATCAGCATTCAAACCCATGGCTTGAATCGCCGCCTGGGTGAACACGATACCACGGTTGGCTACACGGTCGGTTTTCGAACCAGCCATGTGGACACCAATAACCTTACCATTGACATTGACATAAGGTGCCATACAATCACCAGGTTCGGTGGAGGCATCAATTTCCAATTCAAGGGCAGTGGTCTTGGTAACCTTGCCAGGAGCTTGTGAACCATGCAAAGCACTCAAAACTTGCAATGGCATTCCAACTTCAGGAAGAGCTGTTTGTCTACCAGTAAGACCAGGTGGTAAACCATCAAATCTGGCAATCAGCACTAAGTCGTCATGTAAAGGACTAGGTGTCTTAACACGTTTGGCTTTGCCATCCGTCCCGAGGGGTAACTCAAAACATTTGCCTTGATAGCAAAAATGTCGAATCCGATCGTACGAATGTGCATTACAAAACACGCCAGAACGCACAACAAACCCGTTCTGCACAGGCTTTTTGTCTTGATCCAAGAAATACCCAATACATTGGCTTGCAACCGATGTAACAAACTTAGGTTGGGCAGGATTCAAAGACTCTTGTTCCGCTTTCCGCAAAATTAATTGATCATCTTTGCCGATGACGACGGTAGTTCCGTCTGCCGGACCGACATTGACCATCTTTCCATTCACATCGGC